AGGAGCTGTAGGCGCAGCAAGGCAGCGAGCGTCTTCCGCAGGTGGGGAGGGAAGCATTGCAGGTACACGTCGTGCTCCCAATCCAGCGCCGGTGGGCCGACATGCTGGTCGAACCGCGTAGCATCCAGGCCGCGCGCTTCCGGATTCTTTGGCCTGAGCCACTTCTCACGGAGTATGCTAGCCGACTGGCGTGCGTTGATGCCTTTGAACACCACTTGCAAACCAGCGCCAACCCCGCTCCGGAGGAACACCTCAGTGATTGCCTCATACAACTTGTGCTCAAGTGGGCGAAGAAAGCAACCCACAAGAACGTTGTACCGCGCGCTTCTTGGCTGAATGATGCGCGGGGCAGGATCAGGCTTGCTGTCACTGAGGTTGACCAGCTCGCCTTTTACAAACGAGTTGAGGTAAGCGTCCTTGGCGGTGAACGGCTTGGTGGCTAAGCCTTCCACTGCGGCCCGATATCTCGACGCCCGCGCCCCAGTGTATAGCCCGACAAACTCGTCGGGCGTCAACGGGGGGGTCCAAGCGCAAAGGCGGGCCACACTGGCACCGAATGTCCCAAGGGTCCTCGGAAACACGTTTGCGAACGACCTGGGGGGCGGTGCGAGGCCTGTTTTGGTCTCGACGGCAAACACCCGCTCCAGGACCGCTCTCCTGCTATTGGCGATGTTGTTGTCATGCATCACCCACGTGCCGTTGCGCCCGAGCCCAACGCCTACGGCACAATGGCGATGCTTCTGAATGCCCAGTACGTGCGGCAACTCCTTGAGGCGCGCCCAGGGCACGCGGCGATTCACCTGGGTCGACACCCCTGCCAGCACCTCTAGGCACCCCTATCCTGAACCCGCCCCAACTGTTTGGCGGTCCGGGAGGGCAACTCGGCCCTCAACGATAGCCAGCAGCGATGGCTGCGGCTCCACCACGCGGGCGGCACTGCGCAGTTCGACTTCTACCTCGCAGCCGCCCGCGCTGCGCCCACCGGACGACCCGGCGGCGCCACCCTCTTGCGTCGCACCCGCATCACCGCGCGCACTCCCGCGGCCCCTGCCGCCCCCACCATTACGGCGGGTGCGGCGGCGAGACCTGCGCGAGCCGCTCGAGGAAAGCGGCCCACTCGGGGTCGTGTTGCTCGTCGCTGTGTCGGAGCTCGGCGGTGGTGGTGGCGGTACGTCCGGCGGCACGGTGGTTGGGCCCTCCTGAAGGGCCGTGTCCCACTCCTCCGCCAGCTGAGTCTCGCCATACCCCACCACCGCCCGATGCGGGTCCCTGCCAGTCCACCACTGCACCCAAGTCCTCGGCTTGCGCCCAAAGCGCTGCTGCCGCTGCCGCACAAATTCTGTGTGCGACAGGGCCTGGGCCTCGACCTCCGAGCGCGTGGGGACAAACAATGAAAGCTCCACAAGAGGGGCAATATGCACCCTGTCCGCAATGCGCACGTCCTGCTCCCGTAGGACCCGCGAGGCGATGGTGCGGGCCACCATCCGATTCGCCTCGTTGTCCTTCAGGGGAGCACCGGGGCACGCCGCCCTCGCCTCCGCCGCGCATCGCTGCACGATCCGGAAAAACTTGGTGCGAGCTGGCCTCGGCTCCTCTGCGCTGTCGAACAGCATCGACACTCGGGTCTGCCCCCTCTGCCGCTCTCTCATGATCCAACGCAAGGATTCGGATGCGGCCTGCCATACTAGCGGCACTATATCCGACCAGCGCGGTCCCTCGAAGAATGACATCGGGTGGCTAGCCCGGGCAATGAATGTGCGTAAATGGACCAATATGGTCGGTACTCAC